GCAGGGCTCGTCTCAGAAGGCAAGTATAGAAACTAGAGAAGAAGATGAACCTAATCAAGGTATGAAGGCTTCTGCACCAGTTTCCAAGAACAATCTTACAGCACAACCACCAGGTGCTGCACCCAATTTTACCACTGTTGGAGATCCATCAATGGCAGTAAATCAACCAAACAGTAAAGGTAATGTTAATGAGGCTGCTCCCAACGTTAATTACGATAATCAAATGGCGGTGGGTAGATATATTAAAGCAAAAACCGGTCATAAAGTTTATTTTGATGGTGACGATATGGTACATGAAAAATCAGGTCGAACTGTCACAAAAAATGTGTGGGAAAAGGGACATACTGCTGATGAATTAGCAGCACATGTAAATAAATTTACCAAGAATATGGCAGAAGAAGTAATGAATGAGGCTGCCCCGAAAGTTAATTACGATAATCAAATGGCGGTGGGTAGATATATTAAAGCAAAAACCGGTCATAAAGTTTATTTTGATGGTGACGATATGGTACACGACAAATCAGGTCGAACTGTCACAAAAAATGTGTGGGAAAAGGGACATACTGCTGATGAATTAGCAGCACATGTAAATAAATTTACCAAGAATATGAAAGAAGACGTCGAAGACGACGCTCCTTCTCTTAAGGAACAAATTGTTTCTATTTTCGGCGATGATGTTTCTGAAGATTTTGCAAATAAAGCAACATCTATTTTCGAAGCTGCGGTAGTTGCTCGTGTTAATTCCGAAATGGAAAATATCATAGAGCAATTGGAAGAGCAAAAAGCTACAGAATTAGCTGAAGCTAAAGAGCAAATGGTAGAAAAACTTGATTCGTTTCTTAATTATGTCGTAGAGCAGTGGATGACTGAAAATGAAATCGCAATTGAAAGCGGATTACGTACAGAGATTGCTGAAGATTTCATTGTAGGTATGAAGGCGCTATTTAAAGAGCATTACATTGAAGTTCCTGAAGAGAAGTTTGATGTTATTGGAGATCTTCAAGGTAAGACAGAAACTCTTGAATCTAAATTAGATGAAGCTGTTGAAAGCAACATTCAATTGAAGAAAGAGTTAGACACATTAAAGCGTGCTTCAATTCTAGAAAATGCTTCCAAAGATTTAGCTGACACTGAAGCTGAAAAGCTAGGTAAACTACTTGAGGGTGTCGACTTTGAAAATGAAGAACTTTTTGCAGAAAAGGTTTCTGTAATCAAAGAAAATTATTTTCCAAAGAACGGCAGCTCTACACAAGTAAGTTCAGTGATTTCTGAGGATTCAGAATCCACAGCTGAAACCCTTGTTGAAGATAGCGTTGTATCAAGATATGCAAGAGCGCTATCAAGAACAATTAAAAAGAATTAATTCACAGGAGTAAATAAATGTTTTTATCCGAACAACTTCAAAAGAAATGGCAAGCCATTCTTGAGCATCCTGATCTTCCTGAGATCAAAGATAACTACAAGAGAATTGTCACTTCTGTTCTTTTAGAAAACCAAGAAAGAGCATTACGTGAAGAACGTATGTCTCTTTTTGAAGGTCCAGCTGCAAACAACGTTCAGTCAACAGGTGGTATTGACACATACGATCCTATTCTAATTGGATTGGTTCGTCGTTCTATGCCTAACCTAATGGCTTATGATATTTGCGGTGTTCAGCCAATGACAGGTCCTACAGGACTTATCTTCGCAATGCGTGCTCACGTTGGTTCAGGTCGTTCAAACACAGACCCAACACTAGAAGCATTGTTTAACGAAGCCAATACAATGGTTTCTGGTGCTAATAGCCCAGCACATGCAGGTACAAACCCAGTTGATTCTCCATATACAACTGCTGGTGGTATGTCAACTGCATATGCAGAACAATTAGGTACCACAGGTAACGCAGCATTTAACGAAATGTCTTTCAGTATTGATAAGACAACAGTTACTGCTAAGTCACGTGCATTGAAAGCAGAATACACTGTTGAACTTGCACAAGACTTGAAAGCAATTCATGGTCTTGATGCTGAGGCAGAACTTTCAAATATTCTTTCTCAAGAATTTATGTTTGAGATCAATCGTGAGATTGTTCGTTTGATCTACACGGTTGCTAAGACAGGTTCTCCTGCAACAGCAACAGCAGGTACATTTGACCTAGACGTTGATTCAAATGGACGTTGGTCTGTAGAGCGTTTCAAAGGTCTTCTATTCAATATCGAACGCGATGCTAATCACATTGCACAAGATACTCGTAGAGGAAAGGGTAACATCATAGTTTGCTCAGCAGACGTTGCTTCCGCATTAGCGATGGCAGGTGTTCTCGATTATGCTCCAGCACTTTCAACAAGTTTGAATGTTGATGATACAGGTAATACATTCGCAGGTGTTCTAAATGGACGCTTCCGTGTTTACGTTGATCCATATTCAGCAAACCTAGGTGCAAGCAGCCAGTTCTACGTAGTTGGTTATAAGGGTTCAAGCCCATATGACGCTGGTTTATTCTATTGCCCATATGTTCCTCTACAAATGGTTCGTGCTGTTGATCCTAACAGCTTCCAGCCAAAGATTGGCTTTAAGACACGTTATGGTCTAATTGCTAATCCATATGTTGTACAGGCAAATGGTACAGTAGATGCTGATACATTTACCGCAAGTCGTAATCAATATTATAGACGCACCAAAGTAACAAATTTGATGTAATCACCGTTAGAGTGATTTTAAGGGAATCTTCGGATTCCCTTTTTTTTATTGAGCACACTAAATTTATATCCTTGATATAATATATAAAATAAAGGATATAAATGTTAAAAGAATTCAATGCCTTAGTTTTACGTAGCAATGGGACTTTTAATGGCAAAAGGACAAATGATGAGTGGTTTTTAAAATCTAACAATAAACAATATTTAGATTGGTTCAATGAAACTACAAAAGACCTTTTGCCTTTCTATGGATTTAGAGAAAGATTAGTTCTTTTAAATAATAATTATTATACTCCCCCATTATGTAAAAATTGTGATCTCCCTGTTAGAGTAGATCAAAAAATAATACATGAATTTTGTTCTGTAAAATGCAGTGCCAATTCACCAGATATTATGCAAAAGAGGTTCAATACTTTTCAAAAAATATATGGTGTAGCACATCCAATGCACAACACTAATGTTAAGAATAAAATTAAGCAAAATAATTTAGAAAAATATGGTGTTGAATATACCCTACAATCGCATGTAATACGGAACAAAATTAAAGTTACGGTGAAGCAAAAATATGGTGTAGAACATCCAATGCAAAATCTAGAAATAAAAGAAAAAGCCAAAAATACTTTTTTCAATAAATATCTAGATGATCCTGAAAAGAAACAAGAGTTAAAAGAAAAAAGATATGCTACGTGTTTATCTAGGTATAATCGTAAAAGTAATTCTCAGTTACTTTTATCAGATGATACTATTAGTAAATTGGAAGATAAAGAATGGTTACTTGCCGAGTATGAAACTAAATCATCTGTTGAAATTGCGGATAATTTAAATTGTTATTATGGTACTGTTATAAAATATTTACGTAGTTATGGGGCTGAAATAAAAAAATCTAGAAATTGCTCTAGATTCGAAAATTGGATTATAGAATTTTTAAATAACAATAATATTAAAGACATAGAAGTAAAAAATAGAAAAATTTTACAAGGCAAAGAAATAGATATTCTTTTACCGAAATATAATTTAGGTATAGAAATAGATGGATTATATTGGCACAGTGATGTTGATAAAAATTATCACCAAAATAAAACGTTGCTAGCTAAAAAGCAAGGAATCTTTTTAATTCATATTACTGATAATGATTTATTATTCAGAAAAGAAATGGTGCATAACATTATTCTAGGAAAATTAAATCTTTTAAAAACTATATATGCTAGAAATACTGTTGTAAAAGACGTTTCACCTAAAGAAGCAAATGATTTTCTTCGCAAAAATCATTTACAAGGAGCAGGGAAGGCAAAAATTAGATTAGGACTTTATTATGAGAATCAATTAATACAATTAACAACATTTGATACTCCTAGATTTAATAAAAATTATCAGTGGGAATTAATAAGAAGTGCATCGTTGCAAGGGTTGACTATAGTAGGTGGATTTAGTAAATTAATAAAACATTTCAGAAAAACTAATACTGGAAGTATAGTTAGTTACGTGGACATGCAATATTTTAATGGTAATTCTTATGAATCTACTGGGTGGACTAAAGTAGGTATAACTAGTCCAGGGTATGTTTGGGTAAAGGGCAATTTAATAGTTTCTAGATATAAAGCACAAAAGAAAAATCTTTCTAAACTATTAAATAATTATGATAAAACTAAATCCGAAAAAGAAAATATGGAACAAGAGGGTTTTATAAGATACTGGAACTGCGGAAATCTAATTTATCATCTCCTATAAATATTAGTGAAAGGAAGTTAGATGGCGTATACAGCAAATATTTCACTATTGCAAAGTTCATATGTAAATAATAGGGTAACTACTTATGACTATCTAAGACCAAATGGTTTTAGATTCACGATTAAGGAAATGCCATACGTTGCTTATACATGTCAGTCTGCAAATTTGCCAACATTACAATTGGGTAATGCGATACAACCTTCTCCCTTTCTTGACATTCCTATTTTTGGTGATAAAATAAATTTTGGAGATTTCACAATTCGTTTTATTATTCAAGAGGATATGTCTAATTATCTAGAATTATTTGGTTGGTTGGTTGCTTTAGGGTTTCCAAAAGAACATAATCAATTTACTACCTTTGTACAAAAACGAGAAAATCGTTTTCCATATTCGCAAGGGGGTAAAAGAACAGATGCTTTGGCATACTCGGATGCTACTTTAACTATTTTAGACTCGACAAACAATCCTAAAACCGATATTATATTCTATGATTTGTTCCCAGTCTCCTTAGAAGCATTGGATTTTGATGTGACCACAAACGACGTACCATACTTCATAGGTATCGCATCATTCAAATATAAGTTTTTTGATATCAAACCTTTATAAATTTTTGAGGTAATTATGGCAGAAAATATTGACCCTACTGCTGAGAATACGCAGCCAACCACTATTGATGATCAAGGAAAGATTTCCATCAGTATTGATGAACTAAGAAACAATAAGTTCTTCATTGCTACTCCTTGTTATGGTGGTGCATTGACCGAACCATATTTTAGATCAGTCATTAAAATGATGACTTTCTTTAATCAACATCGAATTCCGCTAGCATTTGGCACTATTGCAAATGAGTCCTTAGTGACCAGAGCAAGAAATGTTCTTTTGGCGTATTTCTTAGCATCAGATTATACCCATCTAATGTTTATTGATGCAGATATTGAATTCAACGTAGACGACATTCTTAAACTCTATGCACACAATCGAGATGTTTGCGTTGGTGCTTATCCTAAGAAAGGTGTGAATTGGGATCGTATTAAAGATACTATTATCAATGATCCTGAAAAGGTCAAAGATGGTGGAGCCATTTCAGCAATGGGTGCTGATTATGCAGTAAATTTCAAATTTATTAACAAAGAAAGTAGATCTATTGCAGTGGACAGAGGTGTAGTTAAGCTACACGATGCCGGCACAGGATTCATGATGATAAAACGTCAAGCAATTCTAAAAATGATCAAAGCATATCCTGAACTAAAATATAATAACGACGTTCAACTCAATACAGATTTATCAGATCATTTTTACGCGTTATTTGATACAATGATTGACCCAGTTGATCGTAGATATCTATCAGAAGATTATACCTTCTGTCGTAGATGGCAGGATATCGGTGGAGACATTTGGTTAGATCCAACCATTTCCCTTAACCATTATGGTTCTTTCTGTTTCGCAGGTAACCCCTCTCTTATTATTCAATATCAGCAATAAGTTATGAAATTGTCCGAACTACAGGAAATGTGGGCCGAGGACTGTAAAATTGATGAAACAAATCTTGGCAAGGAGTCAGCTCGTGTACCTACACTCCATGCCAAGTATTTGAATTTTCTTTCCTCGACTAGACTCAATCTAAGAAAAGCTGAATCAGATTATCTTAATTGTAGAAGAAAGAAATATAGATATTATCGAGGCGAAATGTCTCGACAAGAACTAGAAGATGAAGGTTGGTCCCAATGGCAAGGGACCAAACCATTGAAGAACGAAATAGATGAGTTTTTACAAGGTGATGCGGATCTTATTCTTTTACAGGATAAGATGGAGTATTACAAAACAGTTTTATATCAATTAGAACAAATTATACGGTCTGTAAACTCTAGAACATGGGATATCAAGTCATCCATTGAATGGACAAAATTTACTAATGGTTTAATGTGATGGCTGACATAAACATACGAAAAAAGAACGAAGTACATCTTATTGTAGATTCGGATCCTTCGATCGCACAAGAATTAAATGATTATTTTTCATTTGATGTTCCTGGTGCCAAATTCCATCCGTTATATAAATCTCGTATGTGGGATGGTAAAGTTCATCTGTTTTCTATGTTTACAAAAGAACTTTATGTAGGACTAATAGACTATGTAAATAATTTTGCCGAAGAACGAGAATATAGTGTAGATATTACTAATTATAATAAATCATATGATGATATTACCTTAGATGATGTTAAACAATTCTGTGATTCACTACAGATTGCCTCTAAAGGGCAGTCCATTCAAATAAGAGAATATCAATTAGATGCAATCTATCAAGCAATTGTCAACGGAAGACGCTTATTATTATCGCCAACTGGTTCGGGAAAATCTCTTATTATTTACTGTCTCATACGTTGGCACCAAAAATACGGAAGACGACAACTCATTCTTGTCCCTGCAACAAGTCTTGTGGAACAGATGTATTCAGATTTCCAAGATTACTCCGGATTAAATCTTTGGAGAACATCTGAGAATTGTAAACGAATTTATGGTGGTCATGAAAAAACTAATGAATATCCTGTTGTAATTAGTACCTGGCAGTCTATTTACAAATTACCCAAAAGCTTTTTTACTGAGTTTCAAGTGATTTACGGTGATGAGGCGCACTTATTTAAAGCTAAATCCTTAACAGGTATTCTGAATAAATGTACAACCTCCCCTTATAGAATAGGTACTACTGGTACTTTGGATGGCACAAAGACTCATAAGTTAGTATTAGAAGGTTTATTTGGGTCAGTTTATAAAGTAACAACTACTAAAAAGCTTATAACAGATAAAACACTCGCTGATCTTAAAATCTACAATCTAATTTTAGAATACCCTGATGAATTAAGAAAGATGGTAAAGGGTATGACATACCAAGAAGAAATGGATTTTATTGTCCAGTATAATCCGAGAAATATATTCATACGTAATTTGGCATTAGACCAAAAAGGTAATACTCTTGTCCTTTTTCAATTTGTAGAAAAACATGGCAAACTGCTTCATGATATGATCTGGGCTAAATCTCAAGATAGGCAAGTCTTTTTTGTTTATGGTGGAACAGATACAGAGCAACGAGAACTTGTAAGACAATTGACAGAGAAAGAAAATAATGCTATAATAGTAGCATCTTATGGAACTTTCAGCACAGGGATAAATATCAAAAATCTTCACAATATTATTTTTGCATCCCCATCTAAATCTAGAATAAGAAATCTACAATCTATTGGAAGAGGATTAAGAACTAGTGAAACTAAGGACTCATGTAATCTATATGACATAGGTGACGATTTAACTTGGAAATCTAAGAAAAATTTTACACTATTACATATGATTGAACGAATTAAAATATATAATGATGAACATTTTGAATACAAATTAATACAGGTATCTATTCAATGAACACAACTAATCTTCACTACAAATTTTTAAAGTTAACAAATGGTGATGATATTATTTGTACTACAGATAATGATTGTTCAAAATTAAGACAAACAGATACCTTATCTGTAGTAGATCCAGTTATTTTAACACCTGTTAGATATCCAAAGGGAACATCAATTGTTGAAGGATATGTTTTTCGCCAGTGGATAAAATTTGTAACTGAAACCGTTTTTGAGATACCTGTTAGTACTATTATAGTTGCCTCGGATGTTGAAGCAAGATTAAAAGATAGTTATATAGAATTTTTATTAAGAGAAAAAGAAGAGGAAAAAGAAGTCGAAGAAATAGGTGATTCATCTGATGAAAGAGAAAAAATCATTGAGATGCTCAACAGTATAAGCAATTTAGATAGGGAAGATGATGAAAGTAGCGAAGAAGAAATCAAAAGATACACCCCAAACGGACACAGCATTCACTGAAGAACCTATTCCGGTATCTTCACATTATGTAGACAATAAAAAGTTTCTACAGGCTCTTATAGAATATAGAGCACTAATTGATGCTGCTAAAGTTGAAGGTAAAGAACATCCGCAAGTGCCCAATTATATAGGTGAATGCTTTATTAAGATAGCCACACATCTTTCTTATAAGTCGAATTTTATCAATTATACTTTTAAAGATGATATGATTAGTGATGGAATAGAAAATTGCTTAACAGCAGTTGCTAAATTTGACCCGGCAAAATCATCTAATCCATTTGCTTATTATACTCAGATCATTTATTTTGCCTTTTTAAGACGTATTCAAAAAGAAAAGAAACTACAGGCAACTAAATATAAAATGATAGAAAATATGGATTTAGATGCCATCATTACGCAGGAACATGATCACGGAGAATTCAATAATCAATTCTTAGATTATTTGAAGAAACAACTTGACCAAGTCGATATTGATAAACGAGTAGTTAATCTACCAAAAAAGAACAAATTAGCTGAAGAAAATACTAATAATCCAATTGATTTAGATGATTAAAATACTATATAATATAAGATATTATTGAGGATATATTATGAAAAAAATCAAAGTCTCTGAACTATTCTATTCTATTCAGGGCGAAGGCCGCTTTATGGGTGTACCGTCTGTCTTTTTAAGAACATTCGGATGCAACTTTACATGTGATGGGTTTGGAATGCCTAGAGGAGATAAATCAGATGAGCGAAACGTCATTGCAATCAACGCGGATCAGTACAAAGATTATAAATCTTTGCCTCTTGTTACTACAGGCTGTGACAGTTACGCTAGCTGGGATGTTAGGTTTAAGCATCTTAGCCCTTTGTTGTCTATTGATGGTATTGTTGATGCCATTTTACGTATGCTACCTCATGGTAAGTGGGCAAGTGAGCATCTCGTTATTACAGGAGGCGAACCACTCCTTGGGTGGCAAAGGGCGTATCCTAGTCTCCTGTCGCATCCCGATATGGTCAATCTTCAAGAGATCACGTTCGAGACAAACGGAACACAAGAACTAACTAACGAATTTTCGGAATACCTAAAGACTCATTGGCGTAAAGGTTGGGACTGCCTTACTTTTAGTATTAGCCCAAAGCTAAGTGTTAGTGGTGAAAAATGGGAAGATGCAATCAAACCAGATGTTGTGATGCAATATCAAGAACATGGTTATGCATATCTAAAGTTTGTAGTCGCATCAGAACAAGATGTGGCAGAAGCAGCTATGGCAGTAGAATGCTATAAAGATAATGGATTTAATGGCCCTGTATACCTAATGCCAGTTGGCGGTGTAGAATCAGTATATGCTATGAATAATAAAAATGTAGCATTAATGGCTATGAAGAAAGGTTGGCGCTATAGTGATAGACTTCAAGTGCCATTATTTAAGAATGAATGGGGGACGTAATGAAAATTATTGATAGAGATGATTTTAAAATGTTTGTCGAAATAAAAGATATGAAGTCTCCGTCCGATACTAAGGCTGTATATTTTATAAGAGAAGAATTAGATAAAGAAGATAATGTTTTACTTACAAACACGTATGAATTTTTTATGAATAAAGATGAAATTAAAGCTTTGGCGAAGGCATTGAATGATTATGAATGATAAATTAGTTGATGACGCGCCGTATCATCCTGGTTATGAGGGAGCAGTATTTGGCCGCCCAATGAGTCAAGTAATTCGTGAACGTGTTAAAGAAGGTCAAACTAGATTTTTTGCTAATGATAATATTTCAGCATTTATTCATAATGAAGATGAAATAAATCTATTGGTTGATGAAGTAGCTGATAAGTTTCAACAAGTTCTTCATTCGTTAATTATTGATACTAACAACGATCATAATACTCAGGATACTGCGCGTCGTGTTGCTAAAATGTTTATTAAAGAAACATTTCGTGGACGATACGCAAGTCCTCCTAAAGTTACAGCATTTCCTAATGTAACAGAATATGATGAATTATATGTGACAGGTCCAATTACTATAAGGAGCACCTGTGCCCATCATTTTCAAAACATTGTTGGTAAAGCATATATTGGCGTATTTCCGGGCAAGAATGTTATCGGCCTTAGTAAGTTTAATCGTATCACGGATTGGATCGCTTCTCGCCCGCAAATTCAAGAAGAAATGACTGTTCAAATTGCTGATGCTATTCAGAAAGAAACTGAAGCAGAAGGCGTTGCTGTTTTAGTACAAGCAGAACATCATTGCATGACTCATCGAGGCGTGAAGGAACATGAGTCGGACATGACAACATCTGTTATGAGAGGTGCATTTAGAGAACACCCCCATTTAAAACAAGAGTTTTTCAACATTATTCATAAAATGAAATGAAAACATATACCAGAAGAATAGCATTTTGTATCAGTGATCAGCACCTGGTACCTCACGGGGGTATTGGGCAGTTTGCTAAAGGTTTCACCGAGATGGCAAACAAACTGGGATGGAAGGTAGATATAATAATGGATAAGGCTCCTACCGGGGGATTTAGTTCCATTGTAGAAGGATTCGGCGCATCTTTGACATACCCAATTGTATCTAATTCATATTCAGAACATACTGGGACATTTGCTTTTTCTGATTCAGTAAACTTCGAAAAGATCATTAATTTTAGACGAGCATTGATGTATGCTTTTTCTAAAAATCTATATGATATGATTATTTGTAATTCAATGGAATCTATGCCGGCGGCTTTGGCATTGGACCTTGGTAGAAATATTCCTGTGGTATTCTATACACATGAAGAATCAATGGTATTTAGAGACACTAGAAAATTCAAGGGAGTATTTACTGAGAGTTGTAATGAATTTTTTAATAGATTGATGACTGTAGATTATGCTTTTATTGGTACACAATCACAAAGAAATGTTGAAGAGCTTGTAAATAATGGTTGCCGAAATGCAGTTAAACTTCCTATGCCAATGTCAGAGCGAGAATTGCTTAAACCAAACTATGAAGAAAGGCGCGGAGTTCTTTATATTGGTCGTTGGGAGGAAAGAAAAAATCCTGAAGCATTTCTGGAAGTAATTAAAAAAACAGGATTACCTGCTAAGATTATTACTAACAGTAATGGTAAAAAGAAATTTGAAGCAAGACTAACAGAATTAGAAATTACAGACTATGAATTAAAGGCAGGCATTGTAGGCAAAGAAAAGGTAGACTTTATTAAATCTGCTAAAGTCCACTTCAATCCTTCTTTAAGAGAAAACTATCCATTTACCTTTTTCGAGTGTATGGGACATATGCCCAGTATTGTAATAGATAAATCAGAATGGGTTACAAATTTTGATAGTAAGTATTACGGCAGAGCTCCTATGGACACTGTTGCAAATATTATAACCAAAGCATATAAAACTATGAATTCGAGAGAGTGGTATAAAACTGGTGCTTTGGACTATATAGTTAAATTAGATGAAGGCACCTCACAATTCTGGATCGATTTTTTAGATAATTTTACACCAACAACTTTATCTAAATCTGATTCAGCAAAAATAAATGAATACACTACAGTTAAATATTTGGACTTTATAAAAGACCTAAATAGGAAAAATTTAGCGGTAGAAGATATCAAAAGTGTATTGACAAATAAGCATAAGTATAATATAATCTATACTGATGAACATACCTATCTATCAAAAGATAAGCATTTTGTACCAGATGAAAAAACTAGTAATAATTCTAGTCTAGAGGACTTGTTTGCATGAATAAAACCTTCGAGTATCTAATTTCCGGTCCTGCATATCTGCGACTCGGCGCAGAACAATGTAATGATCCTGAGACTTTAGATATGATTAATAATCTTATTTTAAAGACATGTCATAACCAAAACGACCATACCTTTTCTTTATTATATAATGGTTTTACAGAAAAGAACTTTGGTCCTAAATTACAAAAATATAGACCAGCTATAAAACAGATTCATGCTGACTCTGGGGGATTGCAAATTATTACCAGAGGGCTTCAAAATACTCCGGAAGTAAGAGATAAGGTCTATACTAATCAAGGAACCTATGCAGATGTAGGTATGGCATTTGATGAGATTCCTGTTAAGGCTATATATGGTGGAAAATCATCTAAAATTGATACGAAACGCAGATTTTTTGATAGAGAAAATTTTAATACCTATGCTACTCAAACAGGCAAAAATGTACGAGCACAGATTGAAAAATTTGCGGAATTAAAATCTAATTGTAGACCTTTTGTTATTATGCATGGTGCTTCTCACGATACATATCAACATTGGGCAGAGACAATTTTAAAAGAAGTATCTGAACCTTTACACAATCGTATCGGCGGTGTTGCGATGGGATCAGCAGCATTAGGTATGGGACAATTAGAAGATGTTAAACGGGCATTCTATGTAACATTAATGCCCTTTAGTAGACCCTTTCATTTACACGTTCTTGGTGTTGGAGCATTAAGACGTATGTTGCCTTATTTACTTTTTAGTCAAACAGGTTTATATGATGGTATTGATATCTCTTACGATTCTACTACTCATTCTATGTCTCTTGATAATGGTCTTTTTTATTTTTCATACCATAAAAAGTCACCAGGATCTGCTTATGGGGGCACATCGGTTAAAATGGGAAGAGAATACTCAAACATTTATAGGACTGTTACTGAAGAAATAAATGCAGTATGTGGCACAAGCTATGATCCTGTAGAATATCATAGGCTCATGAATACTCAGGTTACTGCCTACATTGAGAGTGGAGGAAAATTTATAGATGTAATGCGAGCTAGATTATCATTCATTCTAACTAATGTCCATAACTTTACTAAAGATGTATCAGAACTTACTAGATCAAAAGAACAATTTCTAAAATTTGCTAGAGAAAAGAATTGTGAAAATGAATATTCGGCATTATTTGAGGTTTCTAATTTAGATGATTTCCTACACTGGGAAAAGCATGTAGGATGTCATATGGATTCAGAACCAGTAGCAGACAAACCACCTTCATCATTAGAGGATCTATTTGCATGATTATTAAACAAGATGTTCGTCCAAGAACAGAAACTTACATTAAGATTAGAACAGAATTTGAAGGATATCATCGTTATCCTATTGCAAGTCAAATCGATCCTCGTATCGCATTTCTTGAAAATGAACATAGACATATGTTTAAAGTTGAGGTGAAGATTTCGGTGTCTCATCTTGATAGAGAATTAGAGTTCTTTTTAGTAAAATGGGCACTACAAGATTTCATTAAAGGTGGCAATATGAATTATAAATCATGTGAAATGATTGCAACTGATATTCTTGAGGAACATTTGATTCCAAAATATGGGCAAAGATTTTATGAGATTGTAGTATCGGAAGATGGTGAGTCAGACGGTATTGTAACATACTATCCAGGTGAGTAATGAGAAAATTATGGTATTGCGGTCTAGAACCGTATGAGGGACGATATACTTTACAACTTCAGCATTGGAGTGAGGAAGTATTTAAACGTAGAGGTATCAATTATGAAGTAATTCATGGTGAATTACTTGATAGCTCTAAGTCTATTGTGACTGGGCAAGTATTAGATGCTCATGGTCGCAGCTACTATTCTTTGACACAGATGGCTAAACTTGTAGCAAAGATGAAAGCAGGTGAAATTACCTGGGAAGATACTATTTTCTTTGAGGATATGTTTACTCCTGGGATGGAAGTACTTCCTTATATTATGGATCAAACTACACCTGGATATTGCCCCGAAATTTGGGTTAGATGTTTAGCTCAAACTATTGATCCTGATGACTTTCTTCATGTGTGGCATATGGAAGAATGGATGTCCAAATATGAGCATATGATCAACACTTTTGTAAAAGGTGTACTGGCTTCCAATGAGGAGATGGTTGCTCATATGAAGATTGCAGGTTGGAATGTCCCAATCCACAATATTTCAGGTCTCGCTTTTGGCAAAGAGGAAGTACAAGCTAGAGTACCTGTTAGAAAAGATTTTCACGATCGTAAGAGACGTGTATGTTTTGCTGCAAGATTTGATCAAGAAAAACAACCTAATTTCTATATGGATATGATAGAAAGACTTAAGCCATATCATGATATAGAATTTTGTGTTCTGTCTGGTGGACCTTTACGTAGCAATGATGAGTTAATTCTGCAACGAGCCAGAAATCTTCAAGAAAAAGGTATGCTTAATATTCATGAAAATCTTAAGAAGACTGATTATTACGAAATTCTAGCTGATTCTCGAGTATTGTTTAATTGTGCTTTACAAGATTGGGTATCCAATACAGCGTCAGAAGCAGATGCACTTGGTACTAATTGTTTATATCCTGCATATCGTTCTTTCCCCGAGACTTTTGCTAATGATGAAGAATGTCTATATATTCCTTGGTCTACAGTAGATGCTGATACAAAGCTAATTAAAATGCTTAATAAACCAAGACAAAATCTAGGCAAATTATCTGATTGGACTAATGGTACTATTGACAGATGCTTAGATATAATGTTAGGTGAAACTGGAGAATGGTATAGAGGCGGAATAAGGTATCGTAATCATGTCACAGAATCTAAATACTAAAAATGTATTAGTTACAGGTGCTGCCGGTTATATTGGTGGCATGACTTGTATTGAATTAAAACGTAAAGGATATAATGTATTTGGGGTTGACAGAAAATATGCGCCTCATCTAAATAAGTTCTTCGATGAATTTATTCAAGCAGATTTTACCGATTACGAAACTTATCTAATGATGAAAAGAGTAAAACCTGTGGCAGTAATACACTGTGCAGCTACAAGTTTAGTTGGACCAAGTATGAATAATCCAGGTATTTACTTTGACAATAATGTTGCCAGAACAAATAGATTCTTGTCTTTTTTAAAAGATGAATTTCCTGCAACTAAATTTATTTTCAGTAGTAGTGCAGCAGTGTATGGTAATTGGAATAAGTATCCGTATAGAGAAACTGATGAAACTGTTCCTATGTCACCTTACGGGCAGACTAAATTAATGGTAGAGGAAATACTTCAGTGGTATAGAAAAGCATATAATATAAAATTTGTTTCTTTACGATATTTTAATGCGTGTGGTGCTGACCCTGAGGGAGAACATGGACAGGAACCAGATGCTACTCATATATTTGCTAAATTGTTTGATGCTGCTTTGAATGATAAAGCATTTGATCTTTATGGCGCAACTTTTTCCACTAAAGACAATACATGCATTAGAGATTATGTTCATGTTACCGATATTGCCAATGCACATATTAAATGTATTGACTCCGAGGTAGAAGGGATATATAATTTAGGAAGTTCTAAAGGTACTTCAAATCTTGAATGCTTGGAGTATGTGGAAGAATTGCTTAATAAAGATATAGTAGTTAATGTGTGCCCAGCAAGAGAAGGAGATCCTGCTATTCTAATTGCTGATCCAACTAAGTTTACAGTTTCAACCAATTGGACCGCATGGAGAACTTTACCGATGGTTGTAAGTCATTTAAAAAAATGGTACAATTCTTCTATCTATAAAAATTATGTCAAGCGGTCTTAAGACGCTCATCCCGCTCAATAAATTCTGCGTGTCATCAAACTTACTCAAAGAGGCAAGAGATGGCTTTTATCAATTTATCAAGACCTTACAAATATACCAGCACAAAAGAATACCACGACGCATTTCCATGCGCATATAGACAATGGCGAGCTGATAGCCATTGTAACTTAATTCATGGTTATAGTTTTTCCATGAAATTTTATTTTGGCACAGATCATTTAGATGTTCGTAATTGGGCAGCAGATTATGGTGGACTTAAGGAACTTAAAAAAATACTAGAAGATCAATTTGATCATACCTTATTAGTAGCAGAGGATGATCCAGAACTAGAAACTTTTAAGATGCTTCAAGAAAAAAAGATGGCTAAACTTACTATTTTACCAAGACTAGGGTGTGAAGGTTTGGCAGATATGTTATACAAATATGTGAATGGAGTTTATATTCCAGATATGTGGGGACAGGGAGAAGCAGAACGTCTTTGGTGCTATAGAGTCGAAGTTCGTGAAACACAAAGCAATATGGCTTTTCGTGAAGGGCATAGAGAATGGCATGAGGATCTACTGAATTAATGATTAAAATTTATAATAATCTATTAACAAAAACGGAGTTAGAAGAAATTCATGACACATTTCTTCATCTTCGTAAAATTGAAAGTCCAAAAATAGAGTCTGAAAATACAAATAAATTTTATGTTGATAATGTTTGCGGTATACATGATCTGAATATAGTGAACAAGCATGCAGCAAAATTGACAGAAATAATTTGTAAAGATTATGGCAGCAATTATAGATTTAATAATACCTATATTAGAATGTATTTTAATAATTCTTATCTAAGATTTCACACTGATAGAAAAGACCTAGATATTACGTTGTCTGTAAATATATTTTCTAATGTAGAATATGATTGGCCTATACACATATCCGAAACTTTATACTCTGGTGATGATTGGGATATGACACATACTATAGATGAATATGCAAAAACTAGTAAAGAATATATTACCAAAGCAGGGCAGGGTATAGCGTGTTATGGTAGAAAGAATGTACATTGGAGAGACACGTTAGTGTGTAAAGAGGGGCAGTATGTGTTACAAGCTTTTTATCATTGGAAAGAAAAGGAAACATTTGGAAAACAGGTAGAGATAAGCTATGAATAATAAGGATAGATTAGAACATCTTAAAAAAGAACATAAAGCATTAGATAGTTTTATTGCAGATAAACAAAAAAATTATGTGCAAGGTGAAGAGTTAAATAGACTGAAGAAAAGAAAACTTCAATTAAAAGACGAGATAACTAAATTAGAACAACATGAAAATATGCCTATTAGGTGATACTCATTTCGGTGTTAGAAATGATTCAAGATCATTTCATAACTATTATGAAAAATTTTATTCTGAACTATTCTTTCCATACTTACTAGAACATAATATAAAAGATATTATTCAACTAGGTGATCTTTTTGATCGACGTAAATATGTAAACTTTCTTACACTGTCAGAATCCAAACGATATTTCTTTGATAAAGTACAACAACATAACTTTAATATGATTGCATTATTGGGCAATCATGATATTTTTTGGAAAGAAAGTCTGGCTATCAATTCGCCAGAATTGTTGTTATCAGATTATAATAATATTCACATAGTACACGATGCAGAAACTATATCCATAAAGAATGTAAATATAGATTTTGTTCCTTGGATATGTAAAGAAAATGAAGTATCTGTATTAGAATTTATAAATCAATCTAGCTCTAATATATGTGTGGGGCACTTTGAACTTGCTGGATTTGATATGATGAAGGGTATACCTAATCATGATGGTAAAGATAGTAATTTTTTAAATAAGTACAAACATGTATTCAGTGGGCATTATCATACATCATCGTCCAAAGGAAATATATCTTATCTAGGTACTCCTTATCAATTAACATGGATAGACTACGGAGACCCCAAAGGTTTTTATATCTTTGATACCGACACAAATGAATTAGAATTTGTGCAGAATAATTATGAGATGTTTGTAAAATACTATTATAATGAAACTAAAGAAGATCCAAGGTCAATTGATACTTCTTTTATGGAAGATAAGATAGTAAAATTAATTGTAGTAGATAAGAAAGATTTTTCATTATTTGATAATTTTGTAGAAAGAATCTATAAGCGAAATCCAATAGAATTAAAGATTATAGAAGACTTATCCGATTTTGAAACATCTGCTATAGATGACAATTTAAATTTAGAAGATACCATGACCCTATTGTCTGAGTATGTAGAAGGATTGGAAACAGATGCGGATAAACAACGTATAAAGACATTACTAAAGGAATTATATGTCGAAGCGCATGATTATGAGGATACATGATAGCGAATGATAAAATTTAAAAAGATATCCTGGCGCAATTTTTTATCTACAGGAAATCAAGCTACAATAATTCAATTAGATAAAAATGCGTCCACATTAATTATTGGTGAGAATGGCGCAGGCAAAAGTACCATTCTCGATGCTATTTGTTTTGCTTTATTCGGAAAGGCATTTCGAAATATCAATAAACCGCAATTAGTTAATTCTATCAATCAAAAGAATTGTGTGGTTGATTTAGAATTCTCTATTGGTAGAAAAGAATATAAAGTAATACGAGGTATGAAGCCTGGTATTTTTGAAATTTATTTAGATGGTAATTTACTTTCTCAAGATGCAGCTTCACGTGATTATCAAAAACATCTTGAGGATAAGATTTTAAAGCTAAATTACAAATCATTTACTCAAATTGTAATACTTGGTTCCGCATCCTTTACTCCTTTTATGCAATTAGCACAGGGTTCGCGCAGGGAAGTGATAGAGGATATTCTAGATATTCAAATATTTTCTATTATGAATAACATTCTCAAAGTTCGTATGAATGAATTACGAGAACAAATACGTGATCTAGATACTAAAATTGAAATAGGCAAACAAAAGGTAAAGCTACAAAGCGAGTATATTCGTCAACTTGAGAATGATCAAAAGAAACGAGAAGAAGATGTTCTACAATCCGTTAATACCGCACAAGGAAATATACAAAGCCTACTACACCATGCAAAGGAATACGAAGAACAACTTAAAACGCTTAAAGGCAACATCTCGGATGAGGCAACCGCTGTACAGAGAAGAACAGAACTGGTCGGATTGCTTAAGTCGCTCAATCTACGTATCCAAAATGCTAGGGATCAAATCGATTTCTATGAGGAACATGATAATTGTCCAACATGCGCTCAATTTCTTGCAGGAAATCTTAAAGCTTCAGCGATTGAAAAGCACACACATAAGATCGAGGAAATCAATACAGCACTTGATTCTCTCAACAACAAAATCGAAGAAGTTGAAAACAGAATTGATGCAATTTCTGTTATTAAAAATGAAATTGCCGATATACAGGATAAAATCATTGAGGCCAAACAACAAATTATCATCGAACAAAACTTTATCAAAAAGATACAAACAGAAACAGAAAGATATACTGATTCAGAGAACAGTTTGGTTAGCGCTAAGGGAACACTCAAAAGTCTTGCCAAAGAAGTTGTACAGACGTCAGAAAGTAAAAGTAAACTCAAAGAGGACTCGTATTATTTTGACGCCTGTGCCACGTTACTCAAAGATACTGGAATCAAGACTAGAATTATAAAACAGTATTTGCCTGTTATTAATAAATTAGTAAATAAATATCTAACAGCAATGGACTTCTTTGTGTCATTTGAATTAGATGAAGCATTCAACGAAGTAATTAAGTCAAGACATCGAGATGAATTTAGTTATGCTTCATTTAGTGAAGGTGAAAAACAGCGTATTGATCTTGCATTAATATTTACTTGGCGAACTATAGCTAAGATGAAAAATAGTGCATCCACAAATCTTTTATTACTAGATGAAGTATTTGATTCAAGCCTTGATGCTAATGGTACAGACTATGTTATGCAATTATTGAATACAATCGGGGATGATACCAATGTGTTTATCATTAGTCATAAGGGTGATCAATTGTTAGATAAGTTTAGTAATTTAATTAAATTTGAGAAGCACCAAAATTTTAGTAGGATAGTATAATGATCGTACGAAAAAGTCAATTACAATTAGTGCCCTCGAATAGTCCAATTCTAAATAAAAAACCTGATGTTTATAATTTTGATGAACATAAAGATACTACAGAAATGTTTGCCAATCTTATGTTTGAGCGAATGAAAGAATTGGGAGGGATGGGGTTATCTGCTAATCAGGTTGGTATAGATACCCAATTCTTCACTATGGGTTTAGATCTTCTTCGTATAGATGTATTTAATCCTAAAATTATTTCCTCGACAGGTGAAACTTCTTCTGAAGAAGGATGCCTATCTTTTCCAGGTATTTTTCTTCAGATTAAAAGACCATTAAATATTGAAGTAGAATATCAAAATGCACAAGGAGAAACTGTTAGAACAAAATTAACTGGACTAACAGCTAGAATTTTTCTTCATGAATATGATCATATGATGGGGAAAACATTTAAGTCAAAAGTATCGCAATTAAAATGGGCATCGGCAGAAAAGAAACTTAAGAATGTACGTGATAAACTAAAGAAACAAATTAGACAACGTTACATAGCAGACACGTATAAGGAAATGTCAAATGTCAACAATCAATCTACAGGAGTATGAAAATAGTTTTGATTTTGGTTTTACAGCTGTAGACTCAGAAGAAAATATAGTAGAAAAACCTGTAGTAAATACTCAGGAGATAGTTCAACCAGTATCTGACGAAATAGCCGCACTCAAAGAAACAATTGAGGCAGTCTATGCAAAATTGGACAATCTTGAGGAAGTCATATTGGCAGGTTCTGGTGCATCGTTTGATATTGATTCTTATAAAGGTCTCGTTGACAAAGAAGCATCAACAAAACTCAAAACATTAGAAGGGTTAATTATGCCTCTTCTAGTGAATCTTATGAAAAATCCTACCAAGGATTACATCAAATGGCCGAATAGAGTACCTGTGATAGAGGCGCAGATAGCCAAAATATTAGCTATAACTAGACCATCTTAGTAAGTCATTGATATTTAAAAATCTTTTTTCTGATGTGTTTCTAGCAAAAAGTATTGACACCTGTTACTATCTAATATATAATAAGGTATATTGTGAGGAGTAGTAATGTCAATCAAAAATATATCGAATCAAAAATCTGTGCTGGCAAAATTATTGGCACAAGAGAATCTCACCGTAGAACATAAAAAAGTTCCTACAGCATACTTTGATCCCAAAAATAGAGTCCTATGTCTTCCAATATGGAAAGACATGAGTTCCGACGTCTATGACTTATTAGTGGGGCATGAAGTCGGGCATGCTTGGGAAACACCGGCCGAAGGTTGGCACACTGCTATTGAAGCTAAGGGCAAAGGGTTCAAGTCCTTTTTGAATGTTGTGGAAGATGCTCGTATAGAGAAATTAATAAAATCAAGATATCCAGGTATCAAGGCCCCAATGTATCGTGGATACAAAGAACTATTCGATCAAGACTTTTTCGGTGTCAGAGAAAAAGATATTTCAACCATTAGTTTGATAGATCGCTTAAATGTGCACTTTAAACTTGGTTCATTGATGAATGTGCCATTTAAAGATATAGAACAAATTTTCGTAACTAGGATGGATAATCTTAAATCCTGGGATGACGTATATGCTCTAGCATCTGATTTGTATGATTATGAGAAAGCAAATCCATCCACAAATCTAGACGATCTCGAAGAAGGCGAAATGGGATTAGATGGAGATTTCGATGGAGATTTCGATGATCTTGATGATGACGATGAAGGTACTGTCTATGGTAATAAAGGTGGCAAAGATTACGAACCTGAATCTGCAACAGATGTTGCTTTCAGAGAAAAAGAGTTAACACTTTTAACCAATGATTTTCATCCATATGTGTATGTCAATCTTAATACTGTAGATTTGAAAAAGATCATAGTTGATTACAAGACATTGTATGAGAAAACAGACTTCTCAAAGATGAATAACTATGCTGATCATTTAAAGGCTATCTTTGGATCAGACATTAGTAACGAAAAGTATGATGAAGAAAAAGACATCTTCAATCCTACTATTCTAATGAATGACTACAAAGGTCGCAATTCAAAATTTATTGCGTATTTAGTTAAGGAGTTTGAATTACGTCGTAATGCTGCACAATATGCAAGAGCAAGTGTATCTAAAACAGGCGAATTGGACACTGAAAAGGTATGGTCGTATAAACTTAAAGATGATCTGTTTAAACGTGTTACTAAAATTCCTTTGGGCAAAAATCATGCTATGATTATGTTCATAGATTGGTCTGGTTCTATGAGTAACAACTTAACCAATACTATTGAACAATTTTTGATCTTAGCAGATTTTTGCAGGAAAGTAAACATTCCGTTTGAAGTTTATGCTTTTTCTGATAATGGTTTTAATTTTATGAATCGTGAAAGAGAATTAAGGAATACTGCATTTTCTCGTAAACCAAAAGAATTATTAATTGATAATAGTCATTTTAAATTGCTTAACTTTTTGTCGTCGACTATGAGCAATTCCCAATATCGAAATGCTCAGATTAAATTGTTGCAAATTGCAAAATGTTTTGATGATGGTGATAAGTATCCTACGAGTTATTCTAGATATCGTTCAAATTTTTTACCTGCAGCAGTAAATCTTAGTGGCACACCTCTGAATGAAGCAATTTTAGCAGCAAATTATATTGTATCTGAATATAAGAAAGTAAACAAGATTGATGTAATGAACACAATCTTTTTAACTGATGGTGATGGTGCAGACATTAATTGCATAGTAGATTCTGATAGATTATCACCAAGGTCTATTAAAGCAACCGCTGGTTCTACTTTATACAATCTTGTTCTAACTGATAAGGCAACTAATTTATCAGTGGTTGCGAAACCTGGAGAATTAGTTACCAGTGCTCTTTTACGTATGCTTAAGGTAAAATCTGATTCAAGTATTGTAGGTTATTTTATTACCACTAGAAGTATCAAAAACACAGCTTTAAATTTAGCAGCTGCCTATGGTAGTTCAATCACTGCTGAGAAAGTACAAGAAGAAATTAGAAAAACTAAATTCTACAGTGTGAAGGATATTGGTTTTGATGAGTATTTTGTTGTTCAAACTAAAGATTTGGAAGTTCAAGAAGATAAATTACAAGTAGAAAGTCCAAGTAAACGAGATTTCTATAAAGCATTTATGAAAAATCAAAAAGCTAAAATTATCAATCGTGTTCTTTTGAACAAATTTATTCAACAAATTGCTTGACAATCTGTTCAATAACATATATACTTATGTTATAACCTGAGGAGTTACTTTAAAATGAAATTGTCCGATAGTCAAAAACGCGCTATTGTTTCTGATCTAGCCAATCTGTTTGGTAAGCAAGCATCCCGTAAAGATGTTATTGACCACTTTAAAACCAAAAACGAACCTGTTCCCAATTGGTTGATCAACGGAGCACAATATCGTTTAGATAGAGGTCTTATTAATTTGTCTATGCCTATTGACACCAGTATCTCAATTAACGAAGAAGTACAATCTGAACAATTGATACCTGCAATGCAAGCACAAGTTATATCTATTCGCCAAAAGAAAATGCTACAGGAAGTAGATAATTTAGTTCCATCTAAAGATGAGACGTATGTCCCATTTGGATTCTTCAAAGACTTAGAATCAATTGTTAAGTCTAACGCATTCTACCCTTTGTTCATTACAGGTCTATCTGGTAATGGTAAGACAACTATGGTGGAACAAGTTTGCGCTAAGTTGAAGCGTGAATTAATTCGAGTTAATATTAGTATCGAGACAGACGAGGATGATCTAGTAGGTGGTAATACTTTGGTTGATGGTAATGTAGTCTTTCGTGAAGGTCCAGTTATAACAGCAATGCGACGTGGTGCTATTCTATTGATTGATGAAATTGACCGTGGTAGCAATAAACTAATGTGTATTCAAGGTATTCTTGAAGGCAAGTCATTCTTCATCAAGAAAACAGGTGAAGTAGTTTATCCCAAGAGCGGATTCAATATTATTGCGACTGCTAATACCAAAGGTCGTGGTACGGATGACGGCAAATTTATTGCAGCACAAATTTTGGATGAGGCATTTCTAGAACGCTTTCCAATCACTGTGGAACAAGAATATCCTTCGGCAGTAGTAGAACGTAAGATTATCATTAATAATATGGAAGCTGTAAATGCCGTTGATGAAGATTTTGCAGATAAGTTAGTGGGTTGGGCGGAAATTATTCGAAAGACATTTTTAGAAAGTGCTATCGACGAACTTATTTCTACTCGACGTCTTGTACATATTGTGAAAGCTTTCTCGGTGTTTAAAGATAGACAGAAAGCTATTAATCTGTGTATCAATCGTTTTGATAGTGATACAAAAGCAGCATTTATGGATCTATACACTAAAATGGATCATGTCAAGGAAGAACAGGGGAATCAACCAACTACGGATTCGTATGAAGAAATTCCGTTTTAACTTAGATTAACTATTCTGCCCCGGTTAAAAGCCGGGGTGTTTTACTTTGAGGAATCATGGGCACACTAATAAGTAAAGAGTGACCTATATGCAAGAGTGCGTGAGTAATGAAAAAATTAAAAATTAACTTTACTGATACATGGGATTCATGTATTGAATATTTTCTAACATTATTAAGTTATCGATTTGATGTTGAAATAAGTGATGATGCAGAATATCTTCTATTCTGTGATGAAAATTTTGGAACAGAAAATAGAAAATATAGCAAAAATGATATTGTAAAAGTATTCTATACGGGTGAGAATAGAAGACCTGAGAATTATGATTGTCATTATGCTATTAGTTCTGATCATAACTTTAGTCCATGGCATTTTAGACTGCCTTTGTATGTTGTAGATATGTGGGCTGTCGAAAATTTGCATAAGATGCATAATAGACCTTTTGGTTATCTATTCACATTGCCTAAAACCGATCTAACAACTAAAACGGATTTTTGCGCCTTTGTTCATCGCAATGGGGGCAATCCGATTCGTAACGCATTTTTTACTAAGCTAGGCAATACTTATAAGAAAGTAAATAGTGCAGGTAAGTTACTAAACAATACTGGATTAGATTTGCCAGATGTTGCATCTAAAATAGAATATTTAAATAAACATAAGTTTAGTTTGTGTTTTGAAAATTCTTCTTATCCTGGATGGGTTACAGAAAAAATCCTACATGGATTTTATGGAAATACCATTCCCATCTATTGGGGATCTAGAACAATTAAAAGAGACTTTAATTCTGCATCATTTATTGATTACTTCGACTATCCAACAGAAGAAGCATTAATCGAGAGAATTATTCAAATTGATAACGATGATAAGTTGTATGAAAGTATAGTTAATCAACCCAAATTTTTACATAACATTATGAATGATTGTGGAGTTCCAAACAATTTTCTTAATTGGTTTGAATCCATGGTTTACGAAAAAAGAGATCCAAGATGAAAGATTTGATTATAGGCACATCCACTAGATACGGTTGGCAGCAACTTAAAAATTGGGTTATGTCAATTAAAAGTACTTCATTTACAGGAGACGTTGTTTTAGTAGTTATGGAATGTGACCAAACAACTGTAGAGCAGTTAACTCAAGAGGGAGTTAAAGTTGTACCAGTAAATAGCACATTAGATTATAGAAGCAAAATTCCAGTGCATGTTGAAAGATTTATTCACATGTATCATTTTTTGAAGAATAATGAATACCGTTATGTTATTTCTACAGATGTAAAAGATGTAATTTTTCAAGCAAACCCAATTGATTGGATTGAAAAGAATATAGGTTCTGCTAAACTTATGTGCGCATCTGAAAGTTTATTGTATAAAGATGAACCATGGGGTAACGATAATCTTATGCAGACATTTGGTAAATATATTTACAACGAATTCCATGAAAAGGAAATTTTTAATGTCGGTACATTAGCAGGTGAACATAAATATATTAAAGACTTAATGCTTAGTCTTTTCCTTAGTTCTATTAATAGACCTATACCTATTGTAGATCAAGCCACTTATAATGTAATGATGCACACTGAACCTTGGTTAACAGTAACAAAGCATTGCAAATCTGAAGATGGATGGGCGTGTCAATTGGGCACAACTGGTGATCCAACAAAACTAAGTCACTTCAAACCTAATCTATTGGAACCTATTCCTGTAATAAAAGACGGTAAAGTGTATACTTCCCATGGAGAATCGAATCTTTTTTATATCGTACACCAATATGATAGAGTCCCTACTCTAAAGGAAGCAATAGATGCAAGGTATTAGAATTGCAGCATGTATTTCAGGCCAACCTAGATCGTTTGAAAAGGGACATGAATATATACACGAAAATCTTTTAAGTAAATACGATGTAGATGTATTCTTTCACACATGGCATAATAAAGATGTTGACTATGATTTACTAAAAGAATTATATCAACCAAAAGATTTTAAGATTGAACTACCTTTAGTAGATACCTTTAGTAACTACACCAGAATACCTAGTCCAAAGTTCCCAGCATATTTTACAGTATCCGCTTTCTATTCTATTTTTCATTCATCTAGATTAAGAAAAGAATATGAATTACAAAATAATTTTACCTATGATTGGGTAGTTAGATTGCGTTTTGATTATGCTTTAAATGGCACGCCTGATTTCTCTTTAGATAATACTAAATTGTATGTACCTAACTGTAGAATGGTCCTAGAAAAAGATTTCTGTAACGATCAATTTGCTTTCGGGTCATCTTTAACCATGACAAGATATTGCTCCACCTATTTAAATTTGGATAAATTTTACAATGAAGGTGTTACCATGATTGGTGAGGATATGCTTCAAGCTAATCTAAGAAAGTATAAACTAGTGGGTGATAATTTAGTATATGTTGATGTGAACAATCCATTTCCTCCAGGCGAACACAATGGTACCTGGCATTCTTTAATACGAGATGATTATGTTAATTGGTCCGCCAAAAAATAATTTATTCTTAATTACAAGTTGTATTAAAACTAGTATTGGTCATTATAATGCACAAGAAAGATTTGATCAAACTGTAGAGACAATTGAGTCTATACGAAAATATTGTCCCGATAGTAAAATTTTTATAGCAGATAATTCCACCTCCCAACTTGATGATACAATCTATGGATTTTTCAAGCAAAAATGTGATTTTGTAGCGAATGTTAGTGGGGATAGAAACTGTAAACAGTTTAATGATGCAGGACTTAAATCTGCAGGTGATGCATATTTGCTTATGAAAATGATTGAAATATTATTGTCTCATACCAATGCTATGAAATTAGTATCAACTTGTAACAGAATTTTTAAGATATCTGGAAGATATAAGCTAACAAGCAATTTTGACATAGATAATTTTAATCACTTTGGAAAATTTGTAGTTAGAAAGCATAACACATGGAGAGACGATAAATCCATAGCAGGTTTGTATATTACTAGATTATTGTCATTTTGTCCATCATTACTTAAATATAGCCATCCACTATTAGACACAGTTGTGCGAACTGTTTTGAATCCCACTATAGATTTTGAACATGCACTGTATCATCATTTAGATAAAAATTTAGTACATGAGGTGCCCTCATTAGGTCTAGAGGGCAATATCGCTCCCAATGGACAATTGCATATTGATTAATGAAAAAGATAATAAAACCTTTAGAAGGATATTCTGGTAGCAAAATTTACTTAATGCAAACAGGTGATTCCTATTTTGTGAGAAAAATAGGAAATGTTGAAAGAAACTATGAAAGATTAACAATACTTAAATCACTTGGATTGCCTGTTGTTGATGTGCTTAATTATGAAAACAATATTTTAGATTTGGAATACATACAAGGTGCAGATATGATATCGTATCTGCAAACGAGTAATCCTAAATGGTTGGCTAATTTTATTATAACCTGTATAGATCAGTTAAAAAATACAGAAAAGAATGTGAAGGACTATACGACCACATATAACTTTAAATTAAATTGGATAAACAGTACTAATTTATCTGTTAGTTATAGTGATCTAATAGAAAAATTACCTAAATTTTTTAATCAGTCTCAGTATTTTGGTGATCTTACTTTAGAAAATATATTGTTCAACAAGCAAAAAGGCTTTATAATTATTGATCCTGCAACCATAGAATATGACTCTTGGATATTTGATCTAGCAAAACTTAATCAAGATCTTACGTGTAAATGGTTTTTAAGAAATAGTAACATTAATTTAGATCATAAGTTAACTTCTCTTAAGACGCATATAGAAAATAGATATGGTAAAATTGATAACTATATGACCATAGCAATGTTACTTAGAGTTTATAAACACGCATTGGCAGATAATAAAACCAAAGAATTTCTGAATAGGCATATAGAATTATTATGGAAATAATAGTACCTGCTGCTGGGTTATCTACTAGATTTCCTGGTACACGACCTAAGTATTTGTTGTATGATTACTCGGGCACCTTGATGCTTAGAAAAGCACTTGAACCTTTTCTTGGCAAATATAATATAACCGTTGGTGTATTGCATCAACACGTTGTACAGTATGATGCTCTTAAAATTATTGATAGAGAAATAGGTAACGTAAATGTACTTATCATTGATAAACCAACTAATGGTCCTGCAGAAACGGTTTATAAAATTCTTAGTAAAATTGATAAAGATGTAGAATTTCTAGTAAAAGATTGTGACAACTTTTTTGATATTGAATATGAATCAGGTAACCTAGTATATACGAGTAATATAAAACATCATGAAACATTGAGAAAATTGTCATCTAAATCGTTTGTAACACTTAACAGTCAAAGTCTTATTCTCGGCATAGTTGAAAAAGAAATAGTAAGTAATCATTTTTGTATTGGAGGATATAAATTTGAATCCTCGGACAAATATAAAACAGCCTATGATAACATACTTAAGAACAGTAATAAGGAGATCTTTGTTTCTCATGTTATTAGTTACTTGATAGATAATGGTTCAGTATTCATCAATAAAGATGTTAAAGATTTTGTAGATGCGGGAACTTTAGAAGATTGGAATAAGTATAACTATAAACCAACTATATTCTGTGACATAGATGGAACACTTGTTAAATCCATGCATCGCCCGTATGATGGTGAGTATGAGGTGTTAACTAATAATTATAATATCGTTAAACGAGAATATGATAGAGGATGTCAGGTCATATTTACAACTGCAAGACCAGCATCGGCGGAAGCAGTAACAAGAATAATGCTTCATCAATTAGGATTTAGTAATTGTAAATTAATTATGGGATTACACAATGCCCCCAGAATTCTTATCAATGACTATCATCCTACTAACAAATATCCTAGTGCTATAAGTTACAATGTAAAAAGAGACGGAGATGATTTGAATGACCTATACTATGAAACCAATTGATTACAAATATAACGAAAATAACCTACTAAAGGAACTACAAGAGTATGTGGACACTACATACTCTCAGCATTATGCCCATGGAAGAATACAAACTACTGAATTTATTATTGATTCTGGGCATGGTATTGGCCATACTGTTGGTAATATAGTCAAGTATTCCCAAAGATATGGGAAAAAAGACGGAAGGAATAGGAAAGACATACTAAAGATATTACACTATGCTTTAATAATGCTTTATGTACATGACAAAGAAAATGAAGAAACAAAAAACACCAAAAGCTAAAATTATGGTTGGTTCGCCTATGTATGGTGGATTGTGTTATCATGGATATGCCAGTGGTTTAGCAAGTAGCATTTTAACACTGGATAAAAACAATATAGAGCTGCATTGGCATTTTATTGCTAATGAAAGTCTAATTACACGTGGCAGAAACAATGTTGTTAAGCATTTTCTTTCAACAGACTGCACACATTTAATGTTTATTGATGCTGACATACATTTCCCTGGAGATGCAATTCTAAAATTATATAATGCAGACGAGGACATTGTATGTGGCGCGTATCCTAAAAAGTTTATTGATTGGGATAATATTAAACGGGCTACAAGAAATCAATCTCCTGCAGAATTAGAAGGATTCGGTGCATCATATGTATTCAATTTTATTGATACAACTAAACCAACATATACCAACAGTAAAGGATTGATTGAAGTAAAACATGCAGGTACAGGATTCATGTTGATAAAAAGGCATGTATTTGAAAAATTAGAACCCACATTACCAAAGGCAAGAGCATCCAATTTTGGTAAGTTTAATGATTGGTACACTGAGTATTTTAAAACAGACATTGATGAGGAAGGCGTACTACAAACCGAGGATTGGTTCTTCTGCAATCAATGGGCGAAACTAGAAGGTAAGGTGCATTTAATGCCAAGCATCAATCTTGATCATATAGGTACCTACATCTATAGAGGTGATTTAATTAAATATGGCGCTAATATTACGTGAGGAAAAATATGCAAATTAGTAAAGAAACAATTGACGTTCTAAAGAACTTTGCAAGTGTGAATAGTAATATTCTCATTCGTAAAGGTAAAACACTTGCAACAATTAGTACTGCAAAGAATATTTTTGCAAAGGCGACAGTGACCGAAGACTTTCCGGTTGAAGTTCCGATCTATGATTTGAATTCTCTTTTGGCTCTTCTTACTCTAATGGAAAATCAAAATGTAGAATTTGGAGATAAATCTTTGACTATCTCTAAGGATGGCGGAAAGTTTGAGTATTTCTATTCGAACCCATCTGTTATTGTTTCTGCTCCAGATAAAAGTATTGAATTGGATAATCATTTTCAATTTAAATTAGCAGCAGAAGATGTTCAAATGATCGTAAAAGCTGCAGCTATTACATCTGCACCTACAATTTCTGTAGTATGTAAACACCAACAAGTTGTATTAACTATTGGTGATAAGAAGAATGATACTGCGAATACCTATAAGAAAATTATTGGTCCTGGTTTAGAAGATTTCGAATGTCACATTGCAGTTGAAAACTTTAAGATTATTCCTGATGCATATACTGTTACAGTATCCAAGAAAAAATTCTTCCACTTTAAACATGAAACAAAGGCAATTGAATATTTCATTGCAATGGAACCTGATTCGGTTGTATGAACGACAAATCACTAACCGTAGCTGAAGAAAACATACGGTACGTTGCTCGTATTATAAGTGAGCGCGAGTGTGGTACCCAGGATCAATGGGAATTTTATATCCCAAGAGCCTGGGAAATTATATTATTGGTTGAACAACTAGGATTTCTAAATAAAAAGAGATTCTGGGGTGAAAAATGATGGAGTCATTATGGAAATTCGTGATAATCAATTTCTCTGGGTCGAGCGTTATCGTCCACGCACATTAAAGGATTGTATTCTGCCCGCGGATCAGAAAAAGATCTTCGAGGAAATGATTTCTAAAGGGCAGATTCAAAATATGTTACTATGTGGTTCTGCGGGGGTCGGCAAAACTACAGTGGCCCGAGCATTATGCGAAGAATTGGAAACAGATTATATCGTTATAAATGGTTCGGAAGAATCTGGTATTGATGTTCTTCGCACCAAGATTAAGCAGTTTGCTTCTACAGTCTCATTTAGTGGTAAGACAAAGGTAGTCATTTTAGATGAGGCTGATTATCTAAATCCCAATTCTACTCAACCTGCTCTTAGAGCATTCATAGAAGAATTTTCATCTAATTGTAGATTTATTTTTACCTGTAACTTTAAAAACAGAATCATTCCTCCCCTACATTCGAGATGTACTGTTATTGAATTCAAATTACCTAAAGAAGATAAACCTAAAATTGCCGCCAAGTTTTTTAAACGTGCAAGTGAAATTTTACTGCAAGAAAAGATTGACACTGATCCAAAAGTATTGGCAAAGTTAATTGAAAAGTATTTTCCTGATTATCGTCGTATTCTAAATGAGTTACAACGATACTCTGTATCAGGAAAGATTGATGAGGGTATTCTTGCTACAGTAGGTGAAGTAAACATTCAAGAACTTACCAATGCTCTTAAAGAAAAAGATTGGAAAAGAATGCGTTCTTGGGTAGTAAACAATCTTGATAATGATCCTGCAACTATTCTAAGAAAAGTATATGACTCGGTAACAGATCATGTAGTCCAAGTACCACAATTAATTCTTATATTAGCTGATTACCAATACAAAAGTGCTTTTTGTGCAGATCAAGAGATAAATCTTGTTGCATGTTTAACTGAGATAATGGCATCTGTAGAGTTTAAATGAAACTTAGAATAGCAGGTATTGATTATGATGTTGAATATGTTTCTTCAGATAATCTAAATGGCTTGTTAGGTACTGCTGATTTTAATAACCAAAAGATAAAGATTAATAAAGATTCAACTGATGCTACACAGCATATTGCTGTTATTCATGAAATAATTCATATACTAGATAAATCATATAACATAAAACTGTCAGAAGAACAGGTAGTATATCTAGCACAAGCAATTGTAGCTCTTGTGAAAGAAAATCCGGAATTTATATTATGAAACCTAAGTCTTATAAACCTACAAGAAATGTGTCCCACGTAGTCGAGGATAATAGATTATTCGGTGAACCGTCAGTATCATATGTCGAAGAACCTTTTAATGCGCCAAAAATTTCACCTTTTGATTTCATTAACTCTATTCATTACACAAAGGAAAATTTAATTGTAGATGATTGGTCCGAGAAACAGTATAATCCATATATTGTAAATAAAGGATTATCTTATGGAGTAGATACAGTCATACCAGCTAATGAGATGAATAGCAGACCACATTTACCAAAAGCTCTTCAGTTTTCGTTCTTAATAAATATCATAAGGCCTAAAAAAAGATTCAATAAATGGATCAAGGCCGAAAAAATTGATGCGCTAGAAGTAATAAAGGAATACTATGGATATAGCACAGAAAAGGCCCGCCAAGTACTTCCCCTTCTAGACGAATCCAAAATAGATTATTTAAGAACAAAACTATATAAAGGTGGAAGAGATGTCTGACGAATTCTTCAAAATTGATTTTCCGGGTTATATGCCCTTGGAAATCAATCTTTTACAACCTGACGATTTTTTAAAGGTCAGGGAAACCTTAACTAGAATTGGCGTGGCTTCTAGAAAAGATAAAGTGCTTTATCAATCTTGCCATATACTACACAAACAAGGTAGATATTTCATTGTACATTTTAAAGAACTCTTTGCCTTGGATGGAAAACAAGCAGACCTTACTGATAATGATCTGCAACGTAGAAATACTATTGCTAAACTTCTTGTCGATTGGGGATTAGTTAAGATCGTTGATTCGAATAAATTTTTAGATATGGCTCCTTTATCTCAAATTAAAGTCATTGCTTTTAAAGAAAAGGATGACTGGGATTTACAAACGAAGTATAATATTGGTAAGAAAAAGCAGTCTGCAATATAAATAATTATATACCTGGGATGGGAACTAGCATGCCAGCGAAGGCTAGTAAAATATCCACTGGTGCCATCGCCATTTGGGTTGGCAATTTTAATCTCGCTTACGAGGAGAACTATTATGACACTATTACTAAAAAACGGACCTTTTGATATGTTTAAAGATTTTGACAAATTATTTGTAGGGTTTGATGATACCTACAATCGCATGTTGAAATTCCATGACGATGTGACCAAAAATGTTCCTAACTATCCTCCATATAACATTCGTAAGGTAGAAGATAACAAGTATGTTATTGAACTAGCTGTTGCTGGTTTTAGCCGTAACGATGTTGAAATTACTTTTGAGGACAATAAACTAATTATCTCTGGTCGTACTTCTGATGATAATGACAATTTTCTTTTTAAGGGAATTGCCAACAGAGCTTTTACTCGTACTTTCTTCTTAGATGACACTATTGAGATTAATGATGCATCTATGATTAATGGTATGTTAAAAATTGCTTTGGAAAAAATTATTCCTGAGCACAAAAAACCAAAAAAAATTGAAGTTAAGGAAACAGAATCTAAAACATCTAAAAGAACTTTGTTAACGGAGAAAAACAAACAAGATGACACTAACCTTTAATATTCAGCAAATACTTGCGCGGATTCGTTATTGGTTAGGTAAAACGTTTGCGATGCCCAACTATGCTGAATTATATCTCTCTAAAAGCATAGACCGTGCAGACTTCGATTACAGAGAAAAATGCCTAAAGAACAAGGGACTATTATGAAAATCCTAAAAAAGATTTGGCATGTTTTAGAAAGCATCGGTGAAGGAAGACGTATGCGAGTTAATAAACAAGTACAAGAATACGTCAAAAATCGTACATAATAAAAGGGGCACAAAAGTGCCCCTATACTTTTAAGGATATATATGATAAAGATTATAAAATTGACCACAGGTGAAGAAATTGTGGGTGACGTGAACGAGGATTATGCAATTAAAGACCCAGCAATTTTACAAATGGTTCCATCAAGAAATGATCCCAATAAAGCAGCATTGGCATTAATTCCGTATGCTCCATATACTAAGAATTCTCGTGTTGAAATTAATACAGAACATATTATTTGGGAAGGTGAACCTGTAGAAGAACTTTATAATCAGTATAATTCTATTTTTGGTAGTGGTATTCAAATTGCAAGATGAAAGACTACAAAAAACCAGGACCTGTAGTTTATATTGATCCTAGCACCAATCTGCCTAAATGTAATCCCATCATCTGTGCGGATAAGTTCAACGAATATTTTGAAATAAAAGAGACTAACTATAAATGGATAGGCGGTCCTGTTGTGCATAAGTTCTATTATTCTATTTGTAATGATTGTGGGACAAGAACTATTACAAATAACGACAAGAAAAGAACTGATGAATCATATAAACGCGGCACTAATAGTAGTGGTGTTGACCCTGACGTAAAGGAAATGTTAGATGGCAGACAAGAAGCATAATTCAATAGAAAAAAGAACTAGGCAGAATGGTAGTAAAACTGCTACTATGAATAAACAAACAAAAAGAAGTTATAAGAAATATAGGGGACAGGGAAGATAATAATACTGAGAGATTGAAATGAAAAGAGCACTAGTTATAACACCGACAACAGGCGCGGATGTACTTAAAGATGCAGTTCTATCTGTAAAAAATCAAGACTATTCTAATGTAGAGCATCTTTTAGTTATTGATGGTGAAAAATTTAAAGATGCAACTTATGAAACACTAAAAGATATTGATCATAATGCTACAGTAGCAACTATTCCATATAATACTGGAGGCGATGGATTTTATGGACATAGAGTAATGGCGGCATTTAGTCATCTTTGTCCTCATGATTATATTCTTTTCTTGGACCAAGATAATTGGTATGACCCCAATCATGTATCAAGTTTAATCAAAGAGATAGAAGAATTTAATTATGATTGGGCACACAGTCTAAGAAAAATTTATAGCAAAGATAAAGAGCTTATTTGTAATGATGACTGTGAATCTTTAGGTAGATGGCCTGTTTGGGTGAAGAACACTGAGCATTTGGTAGATTCAAGTTCATATTGCTTTACCAATTCTTTTCTACGAATGGTTGGGCATATTTGGGATTTTGGATGGGGAGCAGATAGAAGATTCTATATGATCATTAAAAATCAAATGAATCATAAAAACTATGGTTGCAGTAGTAAATATACTATGAACTATAGATTAGATGGTAATGAAGGTTCAGTTAAACCTGGATTTTTTACTCAAGGTAACGAGATCATGTCTAAAAAATATGGTGAAAATTTTCCATGGGCAAAGCAAATAAAATAATATAAATAAAGCGCGGGTTGGTGAAACGGTATCACAGAGGACTCATAATCCTCAGTCTCTAGTTCGAATCTAGAACCCGCAACCATCACTTTTTGCAGATTGATTCTGCAATGTCTTTATTTCCCATAGTAAAATAAGGAGCGTACCAAAGCATTATCCAGTACGCTACCCAAACATCAATAACACTATTTGCTGTCATCTTTCTTTTCTTTATCAGCTGCTCTTTGTGCAGCTGCTCCGGCCATTGCTGCTTCCTTGCCTGTTCCTGCTAACATTATACCTGATAATGTACCGCATAGGAATGTAGCTACCGGGATAATTAGTTCAAAGAATTTTTGATCAATTGGGCTGATTGCATTAAGTGGTTGCGTAACAAACATTATACTATAAAGAACTGTGAATACGATTCCGATGAGAGTAAATGCAAGACAACAACCTATAATGAACTTCAATCTAACCATTA